TAGAACATTCTGTTCATGTTGTTTGCTGTAACTACTGCATAATCGCCAATAACACCAATTGCTGCTGATGGCATTGTGCCGTCTAGTTCGCTTGCTTTGTTTACTACAATTGGATTAATTGCTGTGAAGCTTTGTCCGCCTGCTGTTACTGCTGCTGCATTCCACTCTAGTAAACCGTAGCTTGTGTTTTGTGTATCTAACCAGTATGCACCGTCTACTGGTGTTCCGCCTGGAGCGTTTGCACTTGGTGTTAGTTTAGCTAGATCAAAATCTGCTCTAACAACAAATACTTGGTTAGTTACGCCTAGTAACGAGTATGCTGTTTGCAAACCGTATTCGTTTAATTCACTACCGTGAATCATGTTTCCGCTTGTGTCTGAATAGAAACTTGGATCTCCAAATAGATCTCCTAAGTCTTTCTGACTTGTTAGTAAAAATGGAACACCTGCGTTTGCTTTTGTTGTTCCTGTTGCAATACCCGTTCCTGCTGAGTTAGTTTTATTTTCCGCAGTTGCAACAAATATCATTGGTACAGTACCCGGTGCACTTGGAGTGTAAAAACTCTCATCAATTACCTGGACCTCTACACCTGGTGAGACTAATGCCATCATATTTCTCCTTATAAGGTTATATCACATGTATTTATGCTATTTTTATAAAACAGACAGTTTAGCTTGCTGGAAAAGGGACCGAAAAGGTATGATAAATACAATATGAGACCGTTATGTATATGCAATCAAAGACCTGCTGCTATAAACTATATAAAAGAAGGCAAAACGTATTATCGCAAAAAATGCGAAACATGCTTAAAGCATGGCATAATAGGCTACGGTATTCCTCGATGGGTTATGTCAGGCTATGAGAAAAAAGAATACTGCGAAAAATGTAGATTTAAATCTGCGCATGAAGAGCAATTCAATGTATATCATATTGACGGAGACTTACAGAATTGTCGACCTAGTAACTTAAAAACTGTATGTGCTAATTGCCAACGCATTATCCAGAAGGAAGGTTATACATGGCGACAAGGAGACCTTACTCCAGATTTTTAGGTTGACAAAACAGTAAAAGATGTTAGTATTAACTATAGGCAATAATAGAGGCTAACATGATTTTATATTTAGATATGGACGGTGTAATTGCAGACTTCTTCGGAGGTCTTGAATCTTTTTACGGAGTTGATCATTGGAAGAAACTTCCTAATAAAGAAAAAGCAATTACTGATTTAAAACACTCAAACTTTTTTGATATACTTGAGTTATTTCCAACTTCAGTAGAACTTGTAAATTTTGTTAGAGATCTTGCTGGTGATAACTATGGCATTTGTTCAAGTCCGTTGAGAGGTGATCATCAAAATAGTTCTTATCACAAACGTGTATGGTTGACTAAGCACGGCTTTATGCCGCAAGTGCAACATTTAATCTTTACAGGTCAAAAAGAGAATCATGCAGTTGACGACTTAACAGGAACTCCAAATATTCTTGTTGACGATAAGCCAACTAATATTGCCAGATGGATTGAAAAAGGCGGTATTGGTATTAGGTATCAAGCAAACGAAGATAGCTTGAATGATCTAAAAATGAACTTACAAGCAGTATACAAGGATTAACATGGCTATTGATTATAAATTTAACGAACGAGAACTAATCGAAGAGTTTCAAGAATACATTGACTCTACATACAAAGGCCATTATGCGCAAAATAAATTTCAGTCAACTGAGGTGATTATCGAGCGTGGACACGGAACTGGGTTCTGTATGGGCAATGTTGACAAGTATTCAAATAGATACGGTCGTAAAGGCAGTAAGGACGATGCACGTAAAGATTTAATGAAGGTGTTACACTATGCACTTATCCAGTTGCATATACACGACAACGATCTTTAACCAATAAGAAAACTGTAGCCGGCTCCGCCTGCTACTTGCTGCGAAACTTCTTGCTCTAACTTGTCCATTTCACTTTGTGCTTCTGCCTTAAGCGTATCTCCGTTTAAGGTAGAACCACCTTGTGGTCCAGCAATAGTAGCAAACTTTGAACGTGCTTCGCCTAGCATATATTTACAGTTAGCTAAAGTATAATCTTTAATCCACTGCTTTGTAAGATAATCGTTTAATAATTCTTCGTCTGGTCTATAATTATAACAAAATAACATTAAGTTTTCTTCAGCATGTGGTCTTTGTAAAATAGTTAATTTTTTTGTTGCTGTGTTCCATTTAAATTCAATATGTGATCCAAACATTCTGCCTACTAATTCTTGGTACTGACTAAACATATCATATGTTGCTAGTCCGCCCATTTTACTTGCTGACAACAAGTAAGCATTTGTGTATGCTAAATTAAACGGTTCGTACATTGAACCACCAGTGCCGCCTTGTGTTCTAGCACCTACAGTTCTGCGAAATATCTGTCTTACTTCAATAACTTCTTGTGGTAGTGTATAAACGTTTTGATCTACAATTGTAGGCATAAACATATATGATTCTTCAACTGAATTATCTGAACGCTGTCTAAATCTTGTCAACGCCTTTGTAAGTGCTGTTTCGTAGTGTATAGGATCGAGCTCTACGTCAACCATACCGCCTCCTAAGAAAGCAGCTACATAGTCAAAGACTTCTTGTTTTTGTGTTGATAAATTAGACATTTCAGTTCTCCAATAGTATTTATCCTACGGATAAATATGTATATGCCAAGACTGTCTTTATATAAACCCGAAAAAACAAATGATTTCCATTTCCTTGACAAACAAATCGCGGAGATGTTTACTGTAGGTGGTACTGATATACACATCCACAAATACTTAGGATCTGGTAATTTACCAGAAGGTGAAGCCGATGCTGTGCAACCGCAGTACGATGAATTAAATCCTACTAACATACAGGACTTACTATTTTTAGAAAATAGAGATAGAAAGTATGACGTAGATGTATATACGCATAGAGCTATCTATAATGTACAAGATATAGACTTTGATCTAAGTCAATTTGGATTGTTTTTATCAAACGATACATTGTTTATGACTGTACATATTAATAGCATTGTAAAGACTATTGGGCGTAAACCATTGGCAGGTGATGTAGTTGAATTACCGCATCTTAAAGATGAACATGCACTAAATGATGCATCAGTTGCTCTTAAACGCTTTTATGTTATCGAAGATGTGAGTCGTGCAAGTGAAGGATTTAGTCATACTTGGTATCCGCATTTATACAGGCTAAAACTAAAACAAATTTACGATGGTCAAGAATATAAAGATATTTTAGACTTACCAGCTGATGAAGAATCTGATACTACATTACGTGATGTACTTAGTACCTACGATAAAGAAATGCAAATTAATAATGCTGTGATTGCACAAGCAGAAGTTGATGCTCCTTTGTCTGGATACGAAACCAGTCACTTCTATACTGTAGAGCGCAAAGAAGACGGAACAGTTGCCCTGGAAGAAATTGACGGAGAAAACCTCACAAGCGAAATTATAAACAGTGTTGAAGGTAGAGAAGGATACAGTGGTTATCTTGTTAATTACGGTGACGGTGAGCCTCCAGTAGGCAATGTATTTGGTAATGGTATACAGTTTCCTACAACAAACGAAATTGGTGATTACTTTTTACGTACTGACTTTTTACCTAATAGATTATTTAGATATGACGGATCACGCTGGCTTAAGGTAGAAGACAATTTACGTGAGACACTAACGAATAACAACAACAGACAAACGCAAAAAGCAGGGTTTATTAACAACACAAAGCAAAGTCAGATCGGCGGCGAAGCAGTTGAAGAAAGACAAAGCTTATCTAAAGCACTTAGACCAAAGGCGGATAATTAATGCAATTTTTTTATGATGGACAGATAAGACGTTACGTAACGCAATTAATGCGCCTAATGAGTAATTTTCCTGTTAAGTACGGCGACGGTACAATTAAAACAGTCCCGGTTATGTATGGTGATTTATCAAGACAAGTTGCACATCTTATCAAAGATAATTCAGAGAATAAATTACCAAGTGCGCCTAGAATGAGTGTGTACATTACCGGATTAGAACAAGATAGAGATCGTACACAAGATGCTACGTTTATTGATAAACTAAATTTAAAAGAACGTGAGTATGATACCGATACTGGTAGCTATCTTAATACACAGGGTAAAAATTACACAGTAGAACGTCTTATGCCTGCTCCGTATATGTTAAGAGCAAACGTAGATGTGTGGACATCAAATACAGATCAAAAATTACAAATTATTGAGCAAGTTGGTGTTTGGTTTAATCCTACTCTTGAATTGCAAACAACAGATAACTTTGTAGACTGGACAAGTATTACTACACTTGAATTAGAAAACATTAATTGGACAAATAGAACTGTACCAATGGGTTTAGAATCAGAAGTTGATATTGCAACTTTAGGGTTTAAGATTCCAATTTATATCTCACCTCCTACTAAAGTAAAACGCTTAGGTGTAATACAAAATATTATTACTAGTTTATTTGACGAAGAATCAGGTAACATCGAAGAAGGTATTACCCGTCCACAAACTAATGCATACGATGATAGTATTACTGCCGGTGTTACAGAAAATGAACACGGACGCAAGGCTGTAACAGAATCAACAGATCAAATGGCAAACGTTAACTATCTAAACTATCCTGTATATGTCGAAGGTGCATCTGCTAAAATTATTAGACGTGGAGTTGTAGGTGGCATAAGTTGGAGAGATATTATTGAGTCATCTCCTGGTATGTTCCAAGCAGGTCTAAGCAAGGTATTTGTTAATAACAAAAACTCATCATCTATTGTTACTGGTACATTTAGTTTAAATCCACTAGATGATAGTATGATATCAATTAATTGGGACATGGATAGTTTCCCGCAAGATACAATTATTACAGGTCCTACGGGTGACAGAACGAGTATAGATTACATTATTGATCCGTTAACTTTTAATCCTACTACAATTAAAATTGCAGGCACACGCCTATTGCTTTTAGATGATGTTGGAAATGCTGACTCAGTTGAAGGGCCAGCTGCTTGGCGTAATACTGATAATACTAACTTCGTAGCAAGTGCAAATGACATTGTTGAATGGGATGGTGCTAAATGGCATATTGTGTTTGACGCAAGCGAAGCAACTACAACTACATATACTACAAATCTAAATACAAGTGTGCAATATAGATATAGCGACAGTAATTGGTTACTAAGCATTGACGGTGAATATCCAGTAGGCACTTGGAGAATACAGCTGGAAGACTAATTACTTTTATGTCCGAGATAATTTGTAGTGGTGCTCTTTTTTATACGTTAAACACAAAACGATTTTTACTGCTTTATAGAAAAAATGGTAAACGCAATAACCAATGGGGTATCGTAGGAGGTACTAACGAAAATAAAGAAACACCGTGGGAAGGCTTACAAAGAGAAATTATCGAAGAAGTAGGCGCACTACCTGAAATTATAAAAACTATTCCATTAGAAACTTTTATATCATCAGATGAGAAATTTCAATTCCACACATATTTGTGTTTAATTAACGAAGAATTTATTCCACAATTAAATAGCGAACATGACGGATATGCATGGGTTGGTTATAATAATTGGCCAAAGCCGTTACATCAAGGACTGCGTAATACTCTTAACTCTAAAACAAATAGAACTAAGTTAGAAACAATTTTCGAAATAGCTGATTTATTT